GTCGAATCTGATCGACCAAGTCAGGCATGACATCGGGCTTCCTGCCTTTGCCGTTAAGGTCGCGGTCAACATCGATGGCACGAACCCATCCTTGTGCATCTGGATTATGATCAGACTTGCGTGCAGCGTGTCGAGTGTCGCCGATCCAGCCGTCCGAAGTTCTATCTCGACCGGGGAATGCATCATCGATCTGCTCTCTTAGTTGAATGGCAGATTTAGAAAGTTTGGGCTTCATTTGCCGACAGATAGTCCATCGGGCAATGGCTTTGAATAGTCCCATTTAGCAATGTAATCGCCTTTACCATCTGAGTCATTTTGCAATCTAATTGAGCCTGTAATAAATTCATTAGAATCGATAAGTTCAGGATATGCCGCGATAATTTGTTCATATAATGTCATTTAATTAACTCCTCACATAACTTGCGAATACTGTGTTGCTGTCGGTGCCAGCGTAAAGGACAATACTTGTCCCCTGCAACAATACATAATATTCAATGTAGTCTGTTGATCCGTTCATGGAGACATTCACCGAAGCTGAATATCCCATCAAATATTTCACCAAGGTTCCATTTTTGTAAATTGCCAAAGCCGCTGAGGTTGCATTTGTATTTAGTGCTATACCTACCAAATATTTGCCAGCGGTAGTGGGAGTGAAACGATAATTTGTAGTCGAATCGAAGCAATTATCTGTGTCGTAATCTTCGCCGTTAATTGCCATTTTTGTAAAAGTATTGGCTGTGATACTTTGATTAGTGGTTGCTCGGTAACCTTGAAAGGCTGGACCCGCTACAGCAGAACCAATTGCAACCCAAGCTGAGCCAGAGTAATATTCGGTGGAGTTAGTATCTTTTAGGTAGGAAATCATACCTTCTTGAGGTGAGCCGATGGCCGAGGTACGGGCTGCCGCGCTGGCAAAGACCATGACGACCTGAGAGGCTAGATAGCCATTAGCGTCGGCGGCAGTTAGCACGTCCCCTGTCGTAAATTCCTTAAAGCCTAAGCCTGCTGCCATTGTTTATCTCCTAGTATCCTAATATGGATTGTCCGATTATACCGTAAGTCGATGATCCGATGATGAATCCCTCGACTATAGGCTCAAGTGTTGTTACTGTGCATTTCATACTGTTAGGGGTGATATCCCATGCCAAGCCCTGCACCTGCAAGGTCTTAACGATTGTTGAGCCGTCTGGCTGGACGTTAGTAATCTTCACATTGTCAAAATAATCAAGGCCAATCATCGTGTCAGTCGGTACGGCTGTATCAAGTAGATCGACGGTCATGGCATCGATGCGGATAGTTGTCTCGGCTCTGGTCGCTACATATATCTTGGCAATGTCTAAAACTTGAGCATCTGTCTGAGGGATCATGTCGGTGACTGTCGTGCCATGAGGGAAATACTTAGCGGATGAATCCACATTAGTCGCAGTCTGCGCTGTGCCACCGATGCGTGTCATGCTGGCTTGATTGACGATCAGCTTGTCATCAAAGGCGTACTTAAGGTCTGAGTAGGGAATGCCTGTTGTCTGATTAAACTCGATGGGTGTAGCCGCTAGAGATCCCACGACATCTGCGCGATCCTTAAACTCTGCTGTGCCATCGGGCAACATGAAGAATGCGCCTTGCTCTGCAAACTCTGCCGCCTTGATGGCTGCTAGGGATGTGCGAGCCGTTGCCGGATCTGCTTGAACTGTAGTTGATCCCGTGTCGGTGATACGCATTGATGTAGGGAATGAGACTTGATCAAGAATCTTGGTAATTCTAGTGCCAGTAGTTTGTCCAGCTGTTGCACCTGTCACGGTCGCGACGTTAGCCATCTGAAAGAGTCTAAAGGCATCGGAGCAGACAATATCGACGTATCCGATCTCCTGCCCTGTTGGATAGTAATACTTATAGGTGTCAACGTAGCCAGAGAATAAGAACTCCTGCGCGGTAGCCGTAGTCGCAGCTACGCGGATCTTACGGAGTGGAGTGAGGTAGCCATAATAGGGACTAGAAGTATTTTGAGGGTTAAAATATGAGTCAGGATCTAAGACTCGAACTGTGCAGTTGCCAGACTCGTAGGTGTCTCTCATGATGTTACGGCCACGACTGATCTTGATTGATCGTGTAACGCTACTAAGATCGACCGTAGGGGTTGCAACAGTTGAATCACCGAATGCGCTCGTGCCTATAACTCCATACTTATCATCGCCAATAACGAAACCGAGGCCGAACGTAGCACCTTGGCTAAAGTCGAAAGATACCGAGATAGTGGCTGGCAGGCTCATAGTGCAATAGCACCCTTAGCGCCGAATCTATTTGTCTGGCTAAATGATCCAGAGAGTGAGTCATTGATTTGACCATCGCGGATTGCTCCACCGACTGTCTGGCCATCAAGCTCAACAGTAATGTTTATTTGTGGCGCGGCTGCACTTCTGCCGCGTAAGTCTTCAAGGCCTAAGGCTCCGCCTACGCCTACTTTCGTCATGTCATTAAAGCTAGGGATGGCCGCGCTCTGACCGCGTAAGTCTTCAAGACCTAAGGCTCCGCCAACTCCGCCCATGTTAGGAGCTTTCCAATTACGGTAAGGGTTGGGAGCCTCTGGAGTAGCAAGCAAGGCCTTCTGTAGATCGTTATTGCGTTTAATCGCTGCTTCTAAATCCTTAGCAAGTTTCTCTGCAAGTGTGGCATTGCCGTCGAGTATAGCCTTCTGCAATTCTAGAGAGATGCGATCCGTCTCGCTAATCTTGCCCTTGAGGGCTGCTTCAATACCGATGGCGTCGAGGTTGAGAGTCTTAGAAGCCTTCTGCAAAAGTAATGTCTTTTTCTGTGCGGCTAAATTTTTTGCCTGTAATGCTGCTAATTCTTTTGCACGCTTAGCCGCTGCTTTTTCTGCCGCCTCACGCTTTGCTCTTTGTGCCTTCTCCTCTGGCGTCTCTACGTTACCACCAGCGCCACCAGAGCCACCAGCAAAGAATCGACCAGCTTGGCCAACGTTTCGTCTTGTTATTCTTTCAGAATTGCCAGTAAGTCGGTCGAAAAAGTCAGTAAGTCTATCTGCTAGCGAGTCAGTCTTCTTATAGCTTTCACCTAAAAAGTTGCCCACATTCTTGGCAAGTTTTGCTATTTGTGTGATTGCGTTAGTAGTATTCAGAGCAAGTTGCTCCATTGTTATTGCTAATTCTTCGACGGTCGTATCGCCTGAAAGTATCATCAAGGCATCGATCAAGCCTTTACCAATAGTTTCAGACGCCTCGCCTGCTACGTTAGACAAAATGCTCATCTGTCCAGCGTAGGTCTCTAGGTAGGCAGCATTAGAACCAGAAAATTGTTGGTTCAATTTTTCCTGAATGTCAGAAAATTGCATTGTCTTGAGTTCAGCTTTAGTTAGACCGAGAGAATATTTAGTAAGACCCTTTGTCTGGCCTAAGTATGCGGCAGATAAATCACTCACGACCGTCTCATAATCAACGCCAGAACCCGCTGAAATGTCTAGCGCCTGTGTCAACAATTCTTGAGACTTGGCAACTGAACCTGTTGTCTGCAATAGACGCTGCATGGCTGGACGTAATTGATCGTCAGTAACGCCAGATGCCCGAGATAATTCTGAGATGAATTTTTCAATGCGTGGAGTCTCAAATTCAAGACCAAGATTCTTAACTGAAACTGCTAAACGGTTGGCTGCTTTTTCGTCTGCAATAAATGCACTAGCAGCGGCTTTGCCAAATTTAAGAATTGCGGCTGCGGAAAGTGCAAGACCTGCTGCGCCTGCGAGTTTCTTAAATGAGCCAGATAGATGTTTGACGCTTTTATCTACATCGCTAAAGGCTTTCTTGCCTTTGTTCTCGACAATTATGGGAATGCGTAATTCAGCCATTAGTTGCCACTTCCATTAAACTTAGCGGCAGCCTTTTCAAGCGCCTTGATAACTCCAGCCTTAGCCTTGCCTTCATCCTCTTTATATGCCTTAAATAAAGCTCGTCCTGACATCTTGCCGCTGCCAGTTAAAGAGCCAGGCAACACGGACACGAACTTACCGCTTGACTTACGGCCAGCCCAATCATAAATAACTGCCGCGGCTCTCTTACTATGAATAGAGACAGTAGCTGACCAGCCTTGAGCATTGGGCTTTGTTGGCGTTAACTTATAGCCAACACCCCGACGTGCTTCGCCTGCATCATACATTGGAAATGTGGCTGTCTTAACTTCATGCTTGACAAATCCAGATGGCATTAAATCATTAGAAGGCAAAAATCCTTTAGCCTTTTTTACCAATGGCTTTAAGAATCCGACCATCTCATCTCGTGTGGCTTTGTCTAGATCAGGAGAGAATTGCTTGAGAGCCTTACGGAGTTGGCTAGCGCCTTTTAGCTCTGTAGGCATCGCTTTGCTCCTTCGCTCGGTCTTTCAAGGCTTTCAGTAACATCTGAAGCATTGATGAATCTAAATCAATTAAATCTTGTGGAGGGATAGCCGTCTCAATGCTCAACCGAGCGATGAGATAGTGGATGCTATCCCTGCCTAGGCCAAAGGGTCAGACTCTGCAACCTCGACACTCTTTAAGGTATCGAGAAAGTCTGAGCCGAATGGCTTGACTGTGACTCCACTTAGTCTAAGGCCTTCCCATGCCAACCAATAAACGTCTGATTGCTTTTCATCATCGCGAAACGCTTTGTGAAATCCCTTTTTAGCATATAGCTCGAACGCGTACTCTAACCGAGGGGTGATCTCGATCTCGGTAACTGTGTTGTCTGCCATCGTGACTATTAACTTTGCCATGCTGTGCCCCTTTGTCTAGTGCTTTAGAATGTGCCTGTTGTGGCGACTGCTACTGTACCAGAGACGTTGAAGGTGAGGCTCTGTGTTGAGAGATCGCCTACTGCGCCGTTGATATCTGTCGTGTTGTTGATAAGGCAAGTCATTGTGTAGAGAGGGTTA